TTGACGATTAAGTTTGCGATTATTAGAATTACGGCCTAGCAAGTCCCGGCACATCTGCGGGGTTAGCGTTTCCGTTTTTGCTGTTACTTGTTCCATTTTTTTCTCCTCCAAAGTTAAAATGGGATCTCGTCATCCAGATCGTTGGACACCGTTTCTTTCTTCTCGGCCTCACCGAACGGGTTTACTGTGTCAGTTTTGGCTGGTTCTGCCGGGGCGTTGCTGTCTAACGCCTTGCCCATCAGCGTGTCTTTCAGCGGGTCATTCTCAACCAAATCATCGAACATTGCCTCCGCTGGCGGGTCTTGACGTTCAGCCAAACGCACAACCATTACGCCAGTAGGGCGCAACGCAATGCCTACCTTATTGCCGTAAGCCCACGTTCTGATGCGAAACATGACATGCACAATGCTGCCACTGGTGAGCTGAAAGTCATCAGCGGCTTTCGTGCCGTCAGACATGTATTGCTTGGGTTTTGTGTCTGGATCACCGTAGGTAGGCATTTTTAACTTTGCCCGAAAAACGCCGTCAACTTTCTCAAAAATATCTTCCAGGCTTTTGACCAGCTTGTCTGACTCAAGGCCAGTCTCCGGGTCTTTCTTTTTAACAATCCATTGCTTGCCTTTAGTTTTTTCATCTGAAGTCCAAACAGATTTCATTTTCGACGCGAGGTCTTTCGCTTGCTCTTCCCGCATAATCACGGTCATTTCATACGCGCCGTCTCTATCTGTCGGTGATGTTTCGTCAGACTGACCCTTCGCTTCGTTCCAAGCGTATGCCTTGTCTATGCGAGGCCACAACGCCTCTACGTTTTCTAGTCTGTAGTCCATATTAGTCTCCTATTTCGTCTGCCAAATATCCTGGTAAGTCGTGCTCTGAGTAGGTGCCCCAGTTCGAGCTGTATTTGTCTGAGATCCGCGCCTCAGCTATCTCCAGCAACGTCGCCTCGACGACACGCATGGAATAGTTCATCGCGGCTGGGCCCAACGTGTGGAAGTGAGCCAAATATGGCTTCTTCTTTTCCACGGCTAGGAAGCCCCAGGTTTTAACATCCCAGCCGTGTAATCTTGCTATTGTGCAGTAGAAGGCCGCCTGCAAATGGTAGCCCCTTTTGTATATCTCCCGGCCAAAGCCGCGCTCGCTGGCGTCCTGGCACGTTTTGACGTCTCCCATTACTTTAAGTTTTGGGGAGTAAATGTCTGGTCTAATTGATAAAAGGAGCCCGGTGTGATGCTTTACAAAGATGCTTGCTTCGCAAATCTTATCCTCTTGCTTGAGAATCTTGCCGCAGTGGCTGTCGTTCATCAGGCCGCCGATTATTTCGCCGTTCTCGGTCTCCATCCCGTGCACCATGCCTTGCACCAACTCGTAATCCTTGCGGGGCAGTAACACCTTGCCTTCAAGCTTACACAGCTCGGCGTGCTCCTTATATGCCTTGGTGGCGCGTGATTTCTCGTCGCTGCATATGACGTTAAATTTTTCTGGTTCGAGCGCCTCAGAATGCGTAGCGGTGCCAATGTCGGCAACAATTGAGCTGATGTTCACTTCACCATACTCGGCGTGCATCGGACTTTCGATTATCCATTGCTTTAAGTATGACGAGGAAATAGCTGATTGCGCGTGATAATCCTCGTTTGTCATGTCGTAGTATATGCCTGGCTTCACTGTAGTATCCTCCCGTATGTCGCCATGAGTAGAGCCTCCGCTCGGTGCTCATCTTTCTTTCTCTTGAGGTCGTCAGCTAGGGCGGGGAATTGCTGTATTGCCATGCGCCGGGCCCCATCCTTATCTGCCGGGACACGCAACGCCTTCTTCCAACTCGCTGGCGTGATAATCTGGTGGGGGATGCCAAGCAGTGAGACGGCGCTTAAAATCTGACCGAAACCCATGCCGATTTTAAATGCCGAGCTCACCCCTTGTTTAGGCCTGGCCCCTTGCTTCTCGACGACAAGGTAATCCACAGCCACACTGCTTAATATCTGCCTCAATTCGTGGGCGTCGAGGCCTCCCTCAGTAAAGACGGGGAGGTCGTGTACCTCAGCCCAATCTCCCTGGAGGAGTGCCACGCCGCCCGTCTTATATCCGGGGTCAATGCCTGCGTAAGTCTTGGTCATCTTCGTCCTTTACCGATTCCCCGAGGATCTCTTTGCAGAGGCTCGCCAACGAGCGATCTTCCGCCCGAGCTTTGGCTACAAGCTTACTTTTGATCTCTTCTGTGATGCGTACAAATAACGCAACGCGTTGTTTATTCATGATAATTTCACTGTCTGCCGTTTTTTTATAAAAAAGTACTATCTGGTACTTGTATATAAGCTAGCTAATAGCTATCTTAATATCAATTAGACAGTTTACAGACAGTTTTTAGACAGGAAATGATATGGGTTATAAATGTGAAAAATGTGGAGGCAGCGGCAACATTGCGGCATTTCGTGGCGTCGCTGGTGGCACATGTTTTAAATGTAATGGTACCGGGGTCCAGGCAAAGAAAACAGCCCAGCCAAATAAAAATTATGCCTGTATTTATAACGGCCAAACTTTATTTGCCAAAAAAGCTAAATCAGAGGCTCAGGCCTTACGTTTAGCCATACAGCATTGGCGCATTCATAGCGATAAACCAGCGTTTGTAAATGTGCGTGGTGAGCAAGATATTACAGTGCAAATTTTAGATTATTAAACAGGAGGAAATAATGACAAAACTAGGAAACAACAGCAACGGCGTCCCATTTAACTCACGCATTGTAAGGAAGGGCGACAGCTATGGCAGAAATAACTGCCTTACTCACACAGAAGATGACCCGTTGGTTGAGTTTTACGACGCCCGGTACGACCACACTGAACTCGGTCAATTCGTTTCCAGTTATTACGTATCAACCTTAACTGGAGAGTGCGAATGGAGTTTTGGTAGTGACAGCCGCGAAACAGGGCTCAACTTGGAGGGTAGTGTCAGCGATTGGTTTGTAGACGCTGACCAGGTCAAGCTCGCACTGGCTGATCTTTATGTATAGCTCTTTGCTTGCAGAATACATGTACCAGATGCACCGGGTGAAAATTATATGGACCCCGGCGTATTTGGACGAACAACCACCATTTTAAACAGGAGGAACTAATGACTGAACAAACTATTTTAGATCATCTGAAGGAAGAGGGTCTCATATTAGAATATGAAGCTTACAGATTGTACGGCATCAAGAAAACTAAGTTAAGAAATTATATTACGCAACTTAAAAAATCGGGACATAAAATAAATAAGATCACGCAATATGTCTCCTCCATCCCATTAATTGAATATGAGTTAGACCAATGAAACACATCATAGATTACGACCACATGTGCCGAGTTTGCCAGGGCAAGCAGCGCGTGTTTCGCTGGGAGTATTCGCCGACCACCGGGAAGGAGGTATTGGTGGGCGAGGACTGCAACGCCTGCGTCGGCGGGTATCGCGCCATTTTTTTAGGCAAAAGACAATGACTGAGCCCGTCAGTCGGAAAGTTGTAGACATGATGTCTGGTACAGTTATGTTTACTGGCACCTGGGCGCAGTGCGTGAATTACTGCGTCCACAATAAGTTGGGCACGTATCGGGAGCATGGCTGGTTGGGGCACGTCCTCGACATGGCGGAGCGATACGTGATTAAGGAGGTTTAGCAATGAAAGTCGGAGGATTTATCTTTGGCGCGTCTGCGGAACACCAGAAGCAGCAACGCCAGAGGATTAAGGCAACGTATGACACTGACTCAGAAATCAAATGGTTTACGGAAGAGCAGGGGCACCAGAAGCGCGACCCGGAGGACCGCAGGGAGCTGCAACGCGCCGCCAGGTTCTGCCGGACCAATGACGCCACCTTCACTGTGAGCACGCTCTCCGGGGCGTTTAAGTATAAGTGGCACGGGCTCACCTGGCTCAAGCATCAGGTCGAGATGTACGACATGCGCGTGGTGGTGGCCGACGACCCGACAATAAGCAAGGGGTCGCTGCATGTGCTTTCCGCTGCAGCCGACGTGCAACGCGCCAGGATTGCCGAGAAAAGCAAGGCAGCCTTGGAGGATATAAAGCAAAAACTTGCTGAGGAGGGCGCTTACGTCAGCAAGAAAGGCAATAAGATTAAGCGTCTGGGCATGCATAGCAAAACCAGTGAGGCTGGCAAGTTAGGCAACAAAGTTCAATCAGAATTAGCCGCCGAGCGTGACGCCGAGGTCTGGCCGCAAATAGAGAAATGCCTGGCGCAGGGCATGGGCTACACCGCGACAGCCCGGCAGCTTAACTTGATGGGCGTGCCCACACCCGCCCTAAAACGAAAAGAAAACCGAGACACGCTTGGGGTTTGGTACGCCTCAACCGTGCGAAACATCGTATTAAGGAGGAATAAATGAATAAGAGCGCTACATTTCGTGATGTTCGACAAACTGTTTTTCGTACTCCAGAAGACTACGAAATTGATTATAACAATCTGAGCACTGAAACACTTAAAAAGTTAAAAAACCAAATGATAATTGAGTTTAAGCAAACTCAGTGTCAGCTAGAATTACAGATGTATTTCGACAAAAGAAAATGGTCTGATGACAGCGATTTCTGCGAATGGATTTTTGCCAGTAAAGATCGTCAAGCGTACTTTCATATGTTCAATTTAACTGGCTATAAGAACGGTTGGTCGGTTAGCATGGTCTCTGATTTTTTGGGCAGAGATAGAACGGCGTGCAGCAAAGACTTGTCCGACATGCAACAAAGAGGCTTTATTTATCGTAATAAATCTAAAGGCTATCAACGGCATTATTTACCGTCGAAACGGTTGCTAGATAACGGTGATTTTTACTCAAATTACTATGTAGACTTGACTTTGCAGCTCACCGAGTTCCAAGAACGCAAGCGTCTTTTTGACCTGAGAATTGCAGAGCGTGAGTATTTATCAGTACTAAAAAAAGTTGATAGTCATGCACATTAAATATGTATGTCGTTCACGTTGACGCAGCGAATCTATTGTTGTTACGATTAAGACAGTTTGCAGACAGTCGTTAGACAGTTTGCAGACACGTCAAAAATGAGGAAGGCATGAGACGCAAGAAACTGAGAATAAATCCGACAGTCGCCAAGATGGCTATCGGTGTCATGAAATTTCGGAGGCGGGTCGAAATACCTTGCTGGCACGTCGACCACCTCCGCAAGATCGTGCGCATTCTCCGGGAACACGCGGACCGCATTGAGGCCATCGCTGACGCGAACAAGCTTCAACCCTCAGACAAGACGTCGGCGGCGCAGCAAGTTATTCTCCAAATGAATAGCGACATGAACCGCATGACACCAACTGACCCGCGGGAGCGGGGCGCGGAAAGAGGCGGCTACAACCACGAATTCGGGCGTGGCTACCTAAACACCAACGGCTTTGACGAGCTCTTGGCCCGTGACGACATGAAAGACTAACAGTATTTGGTACTTGAGCGAGAGTATCTGATACACACAAAAAAAAGGAAAAGACTAAATGTTGAGGCAACAAAAACATTTACGTGAGGGGTATCAACAACTTACCTTGAACTCTAAACGTAAATCACCCCAGGCGCATACATCCGGTTTTCTTATAATATATATTATCCGTAAACTATCAGAATATGTAATTAACCTAACCAAACAGAACAAACAGGATAATCAGGTTAGTCTGATTAAAGAAATAGCTGGGGATATTATCGGTTGTATTTCTTTAATGGTCCTGTTTTACTTAGCACTTTTTATTGCGGGGGTCTACTCATGATTATCCGCAACGTAAAATTTACCGATACGCCGGAGACGTCTTTACGTGAACCATACGAAAAGGGTCTCACTGATCTGGCAACCAACTTAGCCATTTGTATGGCTGAGGTTCACAAGTGGCAGGCGTTTCAGCATGCGGCAGAGCAAGCCCTCCAAGAGGGTATGAGCATGCTAAAGATCGCTGAGATCCGAACTGACGATCATGTTTTCAAGATTACTGACAACGGAGTTGAGGTCAGTTACGAGCCGGAGGTAGTCCATTGAAGTATCCAATGAGCCCCCCGCAAAAAGAAATCTATGATTTTATCGTTGAGTTCTACAAGGAATACCCGGACCGTTACCCGTCATTGGCGGCCATGTGTACTGGCATGGTTGGTGATCGCCGCATCTGTAAAAAGAGATCCGGCAGGGAGGGGCCGCGTCACCTGGTAAAACAATTAGTCAACAAAGGTTGGCTGGAAGAAAAGTTTTACCGCAACGTGGCGTATTGGGTTCCAAAGGATTGAGCCATGCCTATCGACGTAGCGTGCGGAACCTGGATCAAATGAGACGATTTGAGGTTGCCCACGTTACCGTCGAGGTCGATGAGGCAGAGCAAACTTTCGCGCTCATCCCCGGCGAGGCACTTAACGCAAAGGATCGCAAGCCCCTGTTTAGCGGGATTATTACCGAGGACATGGGTATGCAGCTTAGAATTCTAACAAACGAAATAGAAGAAATAATATTGAGAGGCAGAGCATGATTGCAATTTTTTACACCGCGCTTGTTCTTGGTTACACGCTGGACGGCGAAATGCTAACCACAACATTTTGGGTCAAGTCATACGACCAATGCTTGCAGGCAATGGACCAGCTAGAGCACATGTATGATTTTATAGCTGACCAGGTCGCCACTGATAATCGCATGTTTATGTGGTGCGAGGAGTCAGTAGTGCCCAGCAAAGAGCAAGTTAAACCAATGCCAAAACCAAACGCTTAAACGATAGACAAGGCGAGCTCTAGAGTTTCTTTGTTTCGCCTTGTCCAGCCCTTTCCATAGTGCTGGAAGTCATCCAAAGATTCGTAGAACTTCTGACGGCCATAATAATAATTATCTAAAATTTCTTTGGGGTCACGGTCATGCACGGCGGCAATAGTCATCTTACCTATAGCTCCGTCCACAGCAAGCCCACCAGTCGCCTTTTGCAGTATTTTGGCAGCTCTGCCCGGTCCAGCGTTCACACACATGTCAGCGGTGCTTATATCAACTCCTGACGGCAGATGATCAGCCTTAACTGCGTCCCAATAGTTTTTCTTGTACAGCGGCTTTACATCTTCTTCTGTCAGCGCCTTCATGACCTCAATCGGAGCTGGCTTCCCGGTATACTTGGCCCAGTTCCAGGCAGTGACGCCGAGCAT